CTAGTTATTACGCACCAGCATTCCAGGCATCACCAAACTATACAACACCACGCTGGAGAAGCACAGATGTGCAGCCAGAACCAACTGGCTCTGTATGGCAAAAAACAACCAATGTTAATCTTGGAGCGAATTTAGTATTGAAAAAATACAGCACCGTACTTGGAACATTTGTGCAACAACCAGTACCAATTTATACCAATGGTGGCACAGCAACCTACGGGCTTGATCCAGTTGGTGGCGGGATAAACATACCAGTTGGCACCACTTATGCAAGATTAAATCCAACCGTTGCAACGCCCGATTTAGCTGCGCTTGAGATATTTGAAAGATTTCAATCCGGCAGCACTATTATAACCGGCGATACCGATACTCCTGGTCCATTTGTTTCTGGCAACACATTTACTATTTCAGCAACAGCTCCTGGTGTGGCTACTTTTTCTACACCTGTTACTGCAACGTTAACAGGCACAACGGCTGCTGCTTTTGTCTCGGCAGTCAGTGCGGCTGCAGTACCATATGTTAGTGCTAGCATTAACAGTGCCGGTGCGATAGTATTTGAACACAGCGCCGGCGGTATTATAAATTTAGCATCCGCAACAGGTACACCTATTGCCACAGCTGGCTTTAATGCCACTATTGAAGGAGTAACATTGTTTGGAATCACTCTAGGACTATCTTCGTTTACATCCAACCCAGATTTCTTTCCATACACAGCAAGTAGTACGGAACCAGATCAAGATCCTGCAGATGGCAGCACCTGGTATTATTCTACCACAAGTCAAGTAGATATAATGATACAAGATGATGGTGCTTGGTACGGTTATCAGAATGTTACAAATGATGTTCGCGGTGATAATCTGTCGCTTACCAATGCTGCCGGGCCAATCTTTAGCACAACAGCACCAACTACACAAACCAACACAGCAGCATCACCACTGGCATATGGCGATCTTTGGATTGATACGTCAGACCTTGACAACTATCCAGTTATTAATCGTTGGAGTTTGGTTAGCGGTGTTGATCAATGGGTAACATTAAACAACACAGATCAAACCACAGAGAATGGAGTATTGTTTGCCGATGCACGTTGGGCACCAAATGGCACCACTAATCCTATCACAGGGGATATTCCAACTATCGTCAGTTTATTAACAAGTGATTATCTTGATCTTGATGCCCCAGATCCTGCATTATACCCACAAGGCATGCTGTTGTTTAACACACGTCGTAGCGGATACAACGTTAAATCGTTCCAAGTTGATTACTTTAATGCAACCGATTATCCAGACAGTATTCTGCCAACAGAAACCAATGCATGGGTAACAGCATCCGGTAATAAATCTGACGGTTCGCCATACATGGGTCGTCAAGCACAACGAGCCCTTATTGTGGCTGCATTAAAATCAGGAATTGATGCCAGTGTTGATATCAGAGAGGAACAACGCGAGTTCAATCTTATGGCTTGCCCACAGTATCCAGAACTGATAATGAATATGGTAGAACTCAATAATGATCGCAATCAAACATGCTTTGTTATTGGTGATACACCATTGCGCTTGGGCCCAGATACTACAGCATTAACAGATTGGAGCACAAACGGCAGTGGTGCCGGCATTGCGACACAAGATGGTCTTTCAAGCAATGATGAATATCTTGGCGTGTTTTATCCAAGTTGCCAAACAACCGATCTTAGCGGAAGTGCAGTGGTACAACCACCAAGTCACATGATGATTCGCACTATTATCCGTTCAGATGCCGCAGCATATCCTTGGTTAGCCCCAGCAGGAACACGTCGTGGCGTTATTGATAATGCTGCACGTATCGGATATGTTAATGCAACAACTGGAGAATTTGTAACTATTGGTGTTCGCCAAGCATTGCGTGATGTATTATACAATATTGATATTAATCCAATAACTTTTGTCCCAGGTATCGGTATTACTAACTTTGGCAACAAAACAGCCACCACAGTTAGTAGCGCAATGAATCGTATCAATGTGTCACGCTTAATAGCATTTATACGTAGTCGATTAGAAGGTATCGGTAAACAATACTTGTTTGAGCCAAATGATCAGATCACACGTAATCAAATACAAAATGCTATAAGTGGATTGATGAATGATTTGATTGCAAAACGTGGTATATACGATTATCTGGTGGTGTGTGATTTAACCAATAACACTCCGGCACGCATTGATGCAAATGAATTATATGTTGATATCGCAATTGAACCGGTTAAAGCAGTGGAGTTTATCTACATACCACTACGCCTTAAGAACACCGGCGAAATAGCGGCCAGCCTAGCAGCAACCGCAGTAGCAGCATAACAGTAAGTGATTAAAAATAGGCCGTAATTGGCCTATTTTTTTGAAGATTAAATAGAGTTACCAGTAAAATAACCACGAATTATTTTTTAAATTTAACAATAAATAACATATAGAAGATAGGATCTAGTAAAGTATGGGGGTTTTATTTTCATGAGTATTACCATAAATAAAGCATATAGGAGATAACAAAATGTCCGTTTCATCGCTAACTAAACTAACAGTGCCTTTGGCCAGTGACCAAAGTAATCCCGCACAAGGCTTGCTAATGCCTAAACTCAAATATCGCTTTCGGGTGATGTTTCAAAATTTTGGTGGTGGTGGTGGTGATGTATTGGAATTAACCAAGCAGGTAATGGATTTTACACGTCCAACTATAAGTTTTGGCGACATTGATATTCCAATCTACAATAGTACTATTAAATTAGCAGGCAAACATACCTGGGGCGATTTAACTTGCAAAATCCGTGATGATGCTCACGGCAACGTTAGTAAATTAGTTGGCTATCAACTACAGAAGCAGTTTGATTTTATGGAACAGGCCAGCGCATCGGCTGGCATTGATTATAAATTTATTATAAAATTTGAAGTACTAGATGGTGGTAATGGCACTAGTACTCCAGTTGCATTAGAAACTTGGGAGATATACGGCTGCTATATTAAAGAAGCAAATTATGATAGCATGGATTATTCTGCAAGCGAACCAGTTACCATTACTCTTAGCATGAGATTTGATAATGCTATACAAACCCCAGTTGGCAGCGGTGTCGGTGCAGTTGTTGGCCGTGCCCTGGGTGACGTGGCTACCGGGGTTACCCAAGGGTAATTTATAATGTCATTTGGTCAAGACTTCCTACAAGGATTTCTTGGTAGCGATGGACTGAAAGATTATAGCCACGCTTCGAAGACATTTCGACCTAATGGCTATAATCTTTCCCCACGTAATAAGTTTCTATTCCACGTTTATTTCACTCTCAACACATCACAAATCCCGGCATTGCAAGCAAGTATGGGCACCGGATCTGACATTGCGGAAATAGGCCTCTTGGTTAAAACTATCCAACTGCCTAATTATACAATGGGTGTTGAGACCATGAATCAATATAATCGAAAACGCTTAGTCCAGACCAAGATTGATTACGGCCCGGTGAAAATAGAATTTCATGATGACACCGGCGATCGTGTTCGTAATATGTGGTATAATTATTTTAGCTATTACTATAAAGATCCTTCACAAGCATATGGATCGGCCCCAAATTCTAGCGGCACTATGGGAACTGGTCCATCTTCAAAACCAGGATTTGATTATAACGTCAGAGATATATACAGTTCTACTCGTGTGGTAAACGATTGGGGATTCATAGGCGAATCATTTAGTGATGGCACCGGCGGTGTTGGTGTCACCGGTCTAGGCAGCGGAAAACCAGCATTTTTTCGAGACATTAAAATATTTGGATTAAGTCAACATAAATTTGCCGAATATGTTCTAATCAATCCAATGATTACAGACTTCACGCACGATACATATGACTATGCACAAGGCAATGGTATTATGAGTCATTCAATGACTATAAAATACGAAACTGTGAAATATTATACTGGTGCTGTCAGTGGCGTTCGTCCAGATACTAATGTTGTTGGATTTGCTGATCCAGCGTATTACGACGAAGTACGCAGCTCGATAAGTCGCCCTGGCTCAAAAGCCACTGTTCTCGGACAGGGCGGATTAATTGACACTGGTATTGGCATAATTGAAGATTTACAAAGTGGTGGGGTAGCTGGTGTGATTGGTGCTGTGCAAAAAGCCGGTACAGCATATAACACATTTAAAGGCAAAGATCTTGCCTCAATAGCGTTAACCGAAGTCAAGGCCGGAGCAACAACAATTCTTAAGCAAAGTTTACCTGGACAAATACGCGGCGCAATAGGAACGACGGCACAAGGCACAGCAGGAGGAGTTGGGGCCAGACCTGCTACAACTGGTACCCTTGACGGTGTGTTTTTCCCCACACCCAATCGCGCACCAGCAACAACAGCTATAATTAAACCGGTTAATCCATGAGCACCATAAACGAAACTAATTTCAATATTGATCAAACAGTACGTATATTTGATCAATTCTATAACTATTCGGCTAATGTTCCTGCTGCTGAATACGATATTGTGTTAACTTTTTTTAAAACAGTTATGACAACCAACCTGGCAGCAGAGAACTTTACAACTGCATTATTCCGTGTGGCAGAAGATATTGACACTCCTGTGCTGACATTATTGCAACAACTTGAAGGTCAAGACAGTATACAACTTAGTGTTAGCATGGCATACTACTTAAACTCGCTCCGAAGCCCTGCTACCTTGTTGGGAGTGATAACACCGGTGGCTCCAAACATCTATACAGCCAGAAATGTGCAAGCATGAGTCGCTTCTCTCAAGGGCAATATGCTATAAAGAATTTAGAAAAATATGTAGGTAAAGGATTACCTCGTTTTCGTAGTTCATGGGAACATGCCTTTATGCGTTTTGTTGATAACAATGATCAAGTACTGCAATGGGCAAGCGAAAGTATAGCCATACCTTACCGCAATCCAATAACCGGTAAGATGAGCCAATACATTCCGGATTTCCTTATAACCTATCGCACTCGAAACAATACTGTGCGGGCTGAATTAATCGAAATCAAACCCAAAAAACAAAGCATAGTTGAAAGTAAAATGAGCAATAGAGACCGTGCAGTGGTGGCAATCAACTACGCCAAATGGGCCTCTGCTCAAAAATGGTGTCAAAACAATGGTATAACCTTTCGGGTTTTGACAGAAAACGATCTCTTCAGAAATCCAGGAAATAAAAGATAAATTATACAAAGTAAAGAAAGATCATAGAGGATGGACTATTCTATAGCCTTATTTAAAATACGGTAAATATAATATGTCACGACACTTAGAAGAACTCTTCGACTTAGCCCCATCAACTACATCGAATGTAGACGTAGTTACCCTTGATGAAACACGCACAGCATTGGCTGAAATAGATGATGCCTTAGACAAGATAGATGCTGCATTGCCCAGTGTGCGTGATCTAAACACCTCGGATTCCGAGCTTGATAAGATAGCAACAATGGCAACAGAAAGTTTCCAGAATCTCAGTGACCTTGGCATGAACATCGACAGCCGGTATGCCGCAGAAATATTTGCTGTGGCCAGTACCATGCTTGGGCATGCCTTAACAGCCAAAACAGCAAAGCTAAACAAGAAACTTAAAGTTATCGAATTGCAATTGAAAAAAGCAAGATTAGATCAAACAGCCACAGCGGAAGAACCAACAGAAACAGCCTCCGGACAAGTATTAAGCCGTAATGATTTATTGGAAAGACTGATTGGCAATCGGGATCAAAAGATTAAATCTGTATAAATACTCAATAGGAACCTATACATGAAAAACTTCAAAGAATATCTCGCAGAATCCGAACATGTGTATGATTATCGCATACGCATCGTGGGTGAAGTGAACTCGGAATTTATTAAAGAATTAGAAGGTAAATTATCCCAATTTGATGTGGTCAGTGCCACAAAACCCAAGACCACACCGGTGCAAAAAACACCGGCCGGCTTCCCTTCTCATCAAAACGATTCAGTAACCATAATGGATGTGTCATTCCGTTATCCAGCCATTGAACCACAGATCAAACAGATCGCACAGCTATTGGGACTTGATCCAAATCGTATCATTATGCAAACTGCTGCATACGATGACAGTATTAGTAAAGAAGCACAAGATATCGCAGCTCAAAATAAAGATTTATTGACGGATACAGATTATCCTGCACCCGATGACAAACAAAAAGCATTGAATAAAGATTATTCAGCAAACCCGTATGATCATGCAGTATTGAAAAATGAATATAAAAGCACCTTTACTGTAGCTGGTGGTCGCACACCTGCTGCAGAAACAACAAATGATTTACCCATGGGCAACACAAGCCCCATGAGCAAAATGAAACGTCAACCCAAGCCTGCAACCGGCGCCAACCCCAGAGGATAATACAAAATGAATTTCTTTTACGATCTCAATAAAAAATTAAACAGCATTGGTGCCGCACCGGAATCTACACAATTAAATGAAGGTGATCTAGGCAAGCAGCTCAATGAAATTTCAGATGAGCTAGTACTTAAATCTCGAAATATAGCACGCGACCATCAATACGGCGCCGAAGCTAATAGTGAACGTCGAGCACAACAAATTTATAGGAAACAAGGAGATAGATTTCAAGCTGCTATTAACGATAGATCAAATAAACAACGTGATGCCGCCGAACTAGCATCATTATCTCCTGCTAAAAGAAGATTAGCCGGATTAGATGAAGTTTCCGTTGCAGCATCATCAAGTTTTGAGATATTAGACTCAACATTGCGTGATAAAATATCTAGCATGGCGGGAACTGAAGTTCGTGGCAATAACGTTTCTAGTTCCGATCCAAAGGTCACTGCCAGATTATCAGCATTCGCCGAGAAGAATCCTGAAAGATTGAAACAAGGTATGATGGAAGCCAAGGGCAAGAAACCAGATTTCTTAGACTTAGACAAAGATGGTGACAAAAACGAGCCGATGAAAAAAGCAGCGGCCGATAAGAAAAAAACTGTTAAAGAAGAAGATGGCGAACGCAAAACCACACACGGCACTGAACGAACCAAAGGCAACATAACAACACATACTCGCAACTATGAGCCTGATGTTGAAGATGACGATGACTTCAATGCAGAACCACGCAAAGCCGGCCGCCCAAAAGGCAAAGACAAAGGTCCTGAACGTGTGACTGGTAAAGCTTGGAAACACAAAGGCAGTCGCGTTGAAGAAAGTGATGATGTTTGCCCACATTGCGGTGCTAAGAAAGTTGTTGACGAACGCTCTGTTAGTCAAGCACAAGCTCATATGATGGCCGGAGCAGCTCACAATCCTAAGTTTGCAAAAAAAGTAGGGGTTAAATCATCTGTGGCAAAAGAATTTAACAAAGCCGACACAGGTAAAGACATCGGCAAACTTCCAAAGAAAGTTAAAGAAGCTGATGCAGCACCTGCTGCTAAAAACAAAGGAGATACAGGGTATAACTTTGGCACGTCGGGCATTTACGACAGTCTTAATCGCCAAGTGGATAATCTAATCACAGAAGGTATGAGCGTTACTGTTAACATGACAACAGATGACACTGGCCAACCACACAAAGATATCACTGTGCATGCCGATGGTGATGATGCTGCTAAACTTGCCGAATTGCTTAACTTGGCTGGTATACATCAGTCTGAACAATCATGTTCCAGTTGTGGCCAAAGCCCATGCGGTTGCAATGATCAAATGGTAGATGAAGAAGATCAAAACATCACTATTAACGCGCCAAGCAATAGTCCAGATCCAGTGTTTGCAACCGTCAATCAAGTTGCAGGACCAAACACTGGCGGCGGACCCAATGCACCTCATGTCATGATAAATCCTGCAGATGCCACATTTAATCCTCCAGGCGACATGGGACAAAGCACTGTAAATGCCGGCCCGGGCGCACGTCGCGTACCAGGCACCACAAATGAAAATAAACAAGCTGATCTAGGTATGAGCTTATATAAAGAATTACAGCAGTTTAAAGGAAAATAAAGATGGCTCAAGCTAATGTTTATACGTCAGTATCTGACCAAGTATGGTTTACTGATAAATGTTTAATCAGCACCGGTACTACAGCAGTTAGCTATAATGTAACATTGGCAACTGCGTTTACTTCTAACATTTACAGTAATTCTTTGCAAATACCACCCAGCACTTATGACTATGTGTATGTGGGTGTTGGTAATAAAATTACTATAACCGGCTCAGGCTTTACTGCGGCCGAAGCAGGAACAGCCACTTCTGGAATAGTAAATTCCTAAGTACGATTAAAGATATAACAAGATTATTTAATAAATTTTAGTTAGAAAGTTTCCTACGGATAAATAGTTGTCACAAGGAGTTATCCATGAAACTTATATTTGTTGCATTAATGTTATTGTCTACAACAGCATCAGCCGCCGGTCCTAATCTAATGATCTGTCGAGGTGAATACGCCCTTTGCGCAGCATCCAGCACAAAACCCACCGGAAAAACCATCACAGTCGCCGGCACAGATTTTAAAGAGGGTGTGGCAGTTTGCCCAGTGCTAAGTGGCAAGAGCATTGCTGACGGTAATCTTATGAACAATTCATGCAAGTCCCCAAAGGGTAAGGTATGGAGTCTGTTCAGTGCTGAAACAAGCTATCCACAAGCACCAACCTGGGCAGTGACCACTGCGGTGATACGCACCTTTACCAGCACCGCAGCACCTGGTGGTGGCATGAGCAACATGTGGAGTTTTCCATGTGTCAAGCGTAAAGAAAAAGTCAATGGTGCAAAATTGGCAGATTGTTTTGGCCCCATGAACGAAAGCCCATGGAATGCCACAGCAGTTCCAGCAGGTACAACAATAGGAACAGCATCACCGGTGGGTGCAAATGATCCAGTTGGCGGACCGTTTACTAAAACATTTCCATAACATAACATGAAAATCATACTGTTTGTTCTTTTATTTCTTCCCTTTGTAGCTCAAGCACAGATCAATAAACTGTGCCCTGAGTTTACAGCGCACGGAGCACCACACTACAAAGCACAACCAGGCGATCAGGAATTATGCAAGACCAATTATGCAGTTATACATAGTTGCGCCACAAAGACCCCAATAGCAGTCATGGAGTTTCTTACAAAAGAAAAGATAGGCGGCCCGGCTCATCGGCAAGATGATTTTCGTGTAGATCCAGATGTGACTGCCGATTGCCAAGCTACGTTGAAAGATTATGCCGGAAATCCATATGATCGAGGTCATATGGCGCCGGCTGGTAATAATACACAAAGCGCAGCAATCATGAGTGAAAGTTTCTTCCTATCAAATATGGTTCCACAAGTTCCAAACAACAATAGAGGAATTTGGAAACAGTTAGAAACATGGGAACGTAATTGGGTTGAAGAAGGTCGGGATCTTTATATCATCTCAGGTGGCATATATGATGCCGGTCACTTAGTGATTGGCAATGGGGTAGGTGTTCCAACCCGACTGTATAAGATAATATTTGATAAACAAAAAGGTACAGGGGTCGCTTATCTTATGCCAAACGCTCCGCTGCCAGTTGAAGACTTGCCCAAGTATCAAGTTAGTATTAAAGATGTAGAAAAAGAAACAGGCATAAATTTCAATCTAACCGCACCCAAAGCCAAGAAATAATTCCAAACACCATGAGTACAGCATGACTGATTCGTTCTTTTGTGCTGCACCATGGCGTGGCCTGCATATCAATCCGCGCGGTGATGTAAAGACTTGCTGTGCCGGCGATCCCAATATGCTGGGTAATCTCAACACACAAAGCATACAAGACATACTACAAGGTCCGATCATGCAAGAGATACGGCAAACACTACGTCAAGGGCAAGCACACAAATATTGTTATAACTGTGTGCAAGCTGAAAGATATGGTCGCAGCGAACGCGATTGGCATAACAGTATCAGTCCAGAATTTAATTCAGCAATGGCAACAGATACGGAGCATATCCCCACGCTGATAGATGTGCGTTCGAACACCACCTGCAATCTAAGCTGTAACT